TTGTCATACTCGCGAGCCATTAATGCCAACCCTTTCGCTCAAGATGATTCAACGCTTTACAAGCAGACCCATCGTATCGGTGATCAAGGTAGTTCATATGCGCCTTTACTTGTTGCCTTGGCTTTAGGTCTCTATACCAAACTGAACGCATTTGAGCTAAGCCATAGTGAGACCCATTCTTAGCATTTGGATCAAACCTAGACTCAGCCCATATAAGGGAAACCCAACACCAACCTTCTTCCCAGCTTCCTAAATGATTAAGCGCCACTAGTGCCCAATCTTGTTGGATTCTGTTTAGAGGATAGGCATTTGCCGTAGAAATGGTATTTGTATTTATTCCGAGGCCTAGCACAAGCGATAGGCATAGCCCGCCCCAAACACTTCGGCGACGGGCTGCCTTCGGGCCCCGCCTCGACGGGAGTGTAATCCACTTGTCAATTATCTTACGCATCGATTTATCCCTCATCTCACTATTCGAGATAACTTTAATTATTATTTACTCTAACTCGAGAACGGTATGAGGCTCAACCACATTGCGCACTAAGCCTTCCCGCATTATGGATCTACCATCGCCGTGAAACTTGGTCATTAGATAGGGCTCTGACTCTGTGCCAATCACCCAATCAACTGGCTCACCATTCATATCAATTACTAGATCATCAACATATTGGAGCTTTTCTAATAGCCCATCAATCGACGATTCCCTTACCGCCTCAACTATCTCAGTAGGAAAATTGGCTTTGACCCATTCGACGAACTTACGCTCGTTGGTCACTTCCCACTTGAATTTAGGCTTTGAGGTGGTCACATAGGCAATCGGCTCGCCACCGAACTCAACCTTTACTCGGTCTGCCCCTATCTGATCCATTTCGGCCTTTAACTCTTCTCTTAACCGGTCTTTTACCCTTTTGGCTTCGTCGGCAATCACACTTACCGCTGCCAACTTGAAGCTCAACTCTTTTATTGTCATTTAACCGCTCCCGTTTTTCTGCTCGATATAGGCGCATCTCGAGCGAATCTAATGTGATGCCAGCGTCCTTGGCAATGAACTCTTTGGAGAAGCCCCAGTCAAGCATCTGACGGATATACGCAAGACTGTGGCCTCTATTGCTCATTTGTCTTTGCCAGCCCATCCGTCTCCCTTAAATATGACTGGCGGACTAACGAACTGTTTTTCCATTTGAATTTGGCAAGGCTGACACCAGATCGTATGGTTGGTATAGATTGAGAAGAATTGCTCGATTGATACCTGGCAATTTGGGCATTTGAATAGGTAACTAGGCATTATCCACCCATAGGTCTTTGTGACCCGTAAATATCCGACGCTTAATTGTCTCATCTCCCGCTGCTAACGAGCAGATTCGGCATTTAGCTGCCTTCATCTTCCAATTACCGCATTGAGCGCAGCGCAGGATGTCATCTTCCTTACTGGCTATCCGCTCACTTGGGTAGATCATCCGCATTTCGAAGCATCGCTGACATTCCACCAGCCAAACCTCCTCAGGCGCATCTGGGACTTCAGAGCAGTCATAGGCGCGCACTAATCGGTGAGGCGTAGTGGCTTTACAGCTGCCACACTTGAACGGATGGACATCGAGGATCATTTAGATATTCCGCATATTGGACATTCAAATATCCATTTATTCGATATTTCAATCGACTGGAAAGGAATATCGCAGTCTTTACATTTTGACCTACTCGGCTTTGTCATTGTCTAAACTCCCACCGGCCATTTGATCCGATTTTCATCCATCTAGCCGGGCATTGGTCTTCTCGATTCTTTGATCCGCAGACCCAGCCTCGATACTCCTTGCCTTCCTTGCTGCCTTGTTTAAGAACCATTAGGCCGTGATTACATAACGGGACATCATCAACGACCTCGCCGCCTAACTTCTGGGCTATCTCGCTTACATCCCAGACAATTGGTTCTGGGTCGTTTGGCCTTTGCTCTTTAACGAACTCGGCAAGCGCAGGACTCGTCGTTTGAATAGGTTTTTTTGATGAAACACTTGGCTTAGCAAAGAAGCCAGCGAGGTTGAGGCTTCTTCCAAGACTGCCAGTCTCCGCCAATTCAAGGGCATATTGTTTTGATTTTGACTCTGAACTAAGTCCCGTTGTCCAAGGCGCAGCATCAGCTTCAGTCCGATACAGCTCAGTCTTAACAATATAGACATCGCAAGAAGCCGCAAGTGACTCCTCAAGGACGTGAGTTTTGATCCGATAATCTGGGTAGGCATTAATAAACTCCTTTAAGCGATCCTGAACTGATACATAGTCATCAAGGTAATTCGACATTTAATCCGTGTCCTTTCGTATATTTTGTTAGCGCGTCGATTAACTGCTCTTTCAGCGAATAAAATTCTCCAGTAGGCCAATTCTGAACTTCTGCCGCGCACTCCAAGCAGTAGAAGCGCACTTGCCCTCTGAATTGTGGTGACTGCGATATTGCCTTCCAGTAAGCCGGTGTTTGGGCTTTGAGATGCCAAGTTCCATCTTTTAGCGTTCCCCACTTTTGCTTACAGTAATCGCAATACTGGCGGTTATTTGTGTTCCTAATAAGTGTCAAGGTCATCCCAATCTTCGGAAGAAAATCGGCATTTACCCAAGATAGCGGCGTATCCAATGAGATCGAGATACGAATCCTCCCTCTGAGGACTTTCGACCATCCGGCTGAGTTTGGTTGCGATATAAACCAGCGCCAGTTCAGATGGGTCTCGCAACTGAATACCGAGTGTTCGGCAGAGCCGCCAAATCCGTAATAAGTTGTGCCGAGGATCACCGTATTCAATTCCCCGGTCGTCCAATGTCGCTCCAGCTGCCTCAAGCCACTCACTTAGCGACCTGTCTTGTGCCTCGTCCATCTTTCAAGCCCCTTTCGTAGCCGGTTCGAAATGCCTTTATTTCGCGCACTTCGGCGCGATATTGGATTGTCCATACGATTGCGGTTCCGATAAAGATGAACCAAGCGAGATCCTGCCAACTATTCAACATCGGCGCTCACCCCATAGGTATCTAGGAAATACGCTGATATCTCTGCTCTTGATAGGCGACCTCGACTAGCTGATCTACCCATCTTCTCAACGGCATACCGCCTGATTATTGAGCCTTTTACGAAGTTTTGGCCATCCGTCCAAGCACCTGACTGGCTATCAAATCGGATTACGGCCGGTTTATTTACCATTTGCTCCCTTTCCATCGATTCGGTTAATCGATTTAGGGAGTAGGTTAAACCCGGTAAATCTATTTAGACAAGTAGCAGCTCGGAGTGTCGGATATCTAGGTAGCCCACTTCCTTGGCCACCTTCGTAGATCCGGCAAAGTCGGTCTTGGTAGGGAGGCTCTGAATAAGCCATTCAGGGGGGTTTATAGCCCCTAAGTCCCATTGATAGACCCCAGATGGGGTGGAGTTGATATAAAGGGTTCTAGCGCCCGTTCTAGCCCTTATTTCGGCTAGGTAATCCCACTTCTTCCGCTCTATCATCAAAGTCGGGTAATGGGTGCGGCGGCACTTCATCTCGATATAAGCGTCGTGGGTGATGCCGTCGTGTCGGTCGGTCGGCGATACTGGCGTAAGGTCTGGGTAGATCGCCTTTAGCGCCTCAAATAGCTCGACTTCGCGTAGGTAAATTAGTCGTCGTCCTCGTCGTCCCAATCCGGTCTTTTGATGGGATCATCGACCGGCACTATCCAGTCAGGGTAAGACGCGCGATCCATAGCGAAAGCCAAGGCGTATTCGTCCGACCAGCCGGCTGTTTTGGCTGCGTCAAATACCACCTTGGCTTCGATGAAGCGGGCTTCAAGTTTGGTCGGGAACGGATTGGCTACTGTGCGGCGCTTACGGGCTACTTTTTTAACTGGCTTCTTAACGGCGCGCTTTCTTGTTGCCACTTGTCGTCCTTTCTCTTAATGCGGTTTCAAGGGTGGATTCTAACTTGTCCAACCTCGAAATTAGCGGAAGGTTCTCAAGTTTAATTATGTAGCGAAGTCCGGCAATGAGTAGGCCAATAGATCCGAGGACGGATGCGATAAAGGCTGCGATATCACCGGGAGCCATTTACTTGACCTTGCCGTATCGCTCGTAGCTAGGGTTGAGGTAGTTGATTATTCCGGGCAGGGTTGCTGCGAGAGCAGCATTGGCAATGGCCTCCAGATCCAGACCCACCGCTAGGTAAGTCGCTAGACCTGCCGCCAGGAATGTCTTTAGCCAACTTCCCGCCATTAGTTTTAGGTCGTTCATCTGTGCCTCCAAGCATAGGGATTTGGAAAAACGAGCCGTCCGTATCGCCTAAGGAAGTAAAGGAAATATGGAAGTGCGCGTTATGCGGATTGCTGCCCCGATACTTACGCCAGCGCCATCCAAGGATGGGCGACGCAATTCTCCCCCGATAAATTATGTAGGCGATTCGCTTCTTCTTTGAGCGCTTCGCATATTTACGAATCTGATTGACTAAATCAGCCGTTTCATCAAGGCCAACGCCGAGATCAGCAGTTACGTCTATTGCGCGCACCCAGCCGTTTTTGTCTGGATTGTGGTCGCTTTCCCGGTTTTGATGTCGCAAATCTCCCAGAGTGCCATCGCTTTTACGCGAACGCTCTGGGTAGGAATCGTCTATCTGCTCGCGAATTTGAGCAGCAGCTCTACTAAGCCGCCAACTCATTTAAGGAGCAGTTTTGCTTCTTCTTCGGTAATGCCAAGTTTGTCCAATAATTCTCGTTTTGCTGCCGCTAATTCTAAATCTTCCAATGCTTGGCGTTCATCAGCTGCTTTGGCTTCCGCTTGAAACTTTTTTTCTCTCTCAATTTCTTCGGGAGTAGCCTCTCTGTGAATGAAAGTTCCGTTGGCTACATTTGCTTCTGCTACTAAGTTTGTCATTAGAAGGCTCCATATAAATAGAAGGTTCCGGTAATGGTCTGGGTTGAATTGCGAATAAAATCTATTTGCGTTATTGCTCCCGCTGAAGTCAAATCGATATAGCCATTGCCCTCGTTGTGTTGAGTTAGGCTGCCTCGACCTGAAGCTTTCCAAGTAACTTGATGTCTTGTTTGGCTTAAGTCAGCATCATAAATCTGAAAAACGCCTTGACATTGATCAGCAGTATCCGTAGTAGCGCATATAGGAACAACGCTGAAGCGGCTATTGATGGCAAATCCCGACTCGTTTGCAGCGACAGCTGAAAGAAGACAAAGATTATTACCCTGGATGGCAGTTGCCACCCAATTATGCCCAGAAGCCTGAGCGTTTAATTGAACGCTAAAATAAGTATTATTTACGGATTGTCGAGCAACATACTTGACAATAAGCATTTTGTAAGTCGTGGGGATTGAAGTAAAGGAAACCGTTGTCGCTGCGCTCGGAGTAGCAGTCGAAATTAAGGTCAAACCACCCGAAGTGCCCCAAGTAAAATCCATATCAGTATTAGATGCCTTTGATAGCACCTGTCCAGTAGTGCCACCTTTTAGATCGACAAGCGAAGTATCGATTGCCGAGCCAAGAGTTCGAATAGCAGCTGCGCCATCTTTGACCAAATCTGTATCGTCAGGCGTCTCCCACCCGTAATTCGTTGTAGTTGCCATTTTTCTCCTTTAGGCGACGATTGTAGCGTCTATCCAGGTCAAGGTTGAGGTTATTGTATTCCAAGTTTCACTTGCCGAAACGCCCTTCCAACGCTCGGCTTGTAATGAATAAGCCAATGGGGAAATGTTCAAAGTTAGGTTTAATTGGTTTAGCCGAGCCGTCCAAGTCCATCCCTCAACAAAACCTTGAAATTGACCATTCACCATATTTGCCGGTAATTCACTTATATTCACCGGCATACCCATAAAGACATTTAATAGAGCATCCCGATCAGCGTCATCAATTTCCGAGCTAGCCACCGGAAAACTGATTTTACGCATTTGATATTGAGGATAAGCGCGCAGAGCAAGGTAAAAGGCAGCTTGATCCTCAGCATCGGCTTGGTTCTTTAGTTTCGTCGTTACCGTGGTGGCTAATTGGCCGTAGAGGGTTATGGACTCAGGATCAGAGTCGGTGACACTTTGATTCCCGGTAGCCTTATACACAAGAGTAATCGAGTTACGGACATCTCCTGCGCTTTTAATGATATTAAGACCCCGACCTAAAGCGTGATTTCCTGTTAAATCGACATAGCCATTGGCGGCAAGATATTCGGTGCGGCGAGTGCTATCGGCATAACCTATGCGTCCTTGAGCATCCTCGTAAAGATAACCCAGGCCGGAGGTTGCTAAATCCGCAGCGATATTGTAAATGGTGTCATTGAGATTGGTTTGTGCTTCAAGCAAATAATTACCTGGCTGATCGATTTCGCCTAAGCCCGTATTTTCAGCATCTGCCCAAGTCGTAGTGGGATTGTAATTTGCCCAAGTAGTTGCCGCTGGAACTTCATCCCAAGTATTAATTAAGAGTGTGAATAACAAATCATAAATTTGATTACCTTCATCATCTTCAGCAATGTTGCCTACATAAATTGCGCGATTCAACCGAGCAAGAGCGCCAACAGCTATAATGTTTATTCGCTGGCTGATAGCGGTAGAACCTGAGTATTGAACTTCGATTCCGATGTCTGTAATAAAGCCGCCAAATAAATAAACAAAGACGCCGTTTGAGTCTTTGACTTCAACAGAAAATGGATCATTAATTTCGAAAGGAATTGACGATAAACTTGTTTCAATAAGACTAAGATTTGCGTAACCAGCGGTGGGTTGTTGATAAATGTCTGTCCGACCGCTTGTTATAGTCATACCGGAAAGAGTTAGTCCGGTGACCGTGTAGCCGTTAATCCTGACGCGATATTCAGGATTCCAAAGTGTCATTAGATAGTCGCCATCTCTATCTTGCCACCGCCGCCACCGGTTCTATTCTGTGTGCGGTTTAACGCATCAACCATAACGCGCGCAAAACCTTCTTCGTCGATAATAGAAGGAGCATTAACATTGATAGTATATGTGCCCATCGAAGCCGCTTCGCCAAGACGGAAAGCGCCGAGCCCAGTTATCGCGGCTCCGGCTTTTGATATTGAAGTTGCTGCGCTTGTTACTGCGGCTGATTGACTGCTAGTTGGTGTTGAAATCGGAGCAGAAGGAACAGCGCTGGCGACCGGACTAACAGAAGTGGCTACTGCACCGCCCAATGGCCTAGATCCCAAGCCAACCGAGCCGGTGCTTGTATTACCGCCCAGATTTACCTTTTTCAACAGATCTACATTCGGCAGGAATGGAATGGCGTTATAGGCACTCAGGACGCCGTTAATACCGCCAATGGCAGCATTTACTAACTTTTCAACTTCGCGCATAACGAAGCCAACTATATTGATGATGCCGCCAATTGCCTTGCCTACCGATTCGATAGCTGCGAATAAAGTGTTTTCAAAGAACGGCACTAGATAGTTTTTGCCAAACTCAAAGAGCTTTCGCATTGCGCCCTCGTTGCGGTTGAAGGCATCGATGATTGGATCAATGGCTCGATTCTTAACTTCAATTATTTTGGGGATAAATGTATTGACAAAATAGTCGAGCAAAGACCGGACGATTGGTAGCAGACCCGCACCTACCGATTCTTTGGCTTCATCGAAGGTAACGCGCAGTCTGGCTATCTGGCCTTCGAGTGTATTTGCTTGAGCCGTAGCAGCTCCACCAAAAGTTTCTGATAATTGTTTAATTGTGCCTTCAAGACCAAGACTTTTAATTTCCGCTGCGCTAAGGCCAATACCAAGTCTGCTAAGCGCGCCTGTATTTCCTTCGTATGCCTTGGCAAGGGCATTGGCTACTTGTTCGACTGATTTGCCGGTAGCAGCTGAGATATCAAGGGCAAGAGCCAAACCATCTTCGGCTACTGCCAAATCGCCAGTCGCTACCGATAGTCTTTGATAGGCCGGCCTCAACTGATCGTCGGCGACACCGTAAGCTAACGACATCTGAAGGATTTGCTCCTCGACAGCAGCGATTTGTTGATCCGTTGCATTGGTTACATTGCGAAGGGCATTGGCTAGGCGATTTTGGGCTGCCTCATCTTCGATGGCAGCCTTAACACCTTCGATTGCTAGTTTGCCGGCGTAAGCGACTGCGGCAGCTGCGGCAGCGGCAAAAGCGGCAGCCGCCACCTTGCCAAACTTTTCGAGTTTGCCGCCAAAGCCTTCTACCTCTTTTGAGCCTTCGCCGAGATTCTTTTTTAGATTATCGACATCGGCAAGGATCGATAATTTAAGGGTTCTTGATCCGGCCATTACTTATCCCACTCTTTCAATATGCGGCTGAACGCTTCTTCCCATCGCTTAATCAATTCAGGCTGAATCGCGCGAAGTGTTGGGTATATGAAGTAGCCAGCATTTCCGCGACCTTTGGAGGGAGTTCGTCGGGGGAACTGGCGATAGCGACGAGATCCGAATTCAAGACCCGGCCAAAGTATCTGTGTCGTGCCTCCACCAGAAAAACGCTGAGACGCAAAGCCGTAAGAGAATTCTCCGATTTTGCTGGATTTGGATATGCGAACACCTTCGGCGACCCGCCTAACGGCGTCCCCGGATACTTGTCGGCCGAGGGCTGTGCGCTTAATTTCGTTTGCCGCGTAAGTAGCCAGCGCGCTAGATTCTGATTTAGCTTGGTCAATAGCTTCATCGTCCATCGCCTTGAACGCGGTGATAATTGAACGAAGTTCGCGGCGGTCGTAAGAAATCGGTTCATCTACCGCCATCTCGTTTCTCCAATATCTCGATTGCTGTTAGTAAATCCTCTGCGTTCTCCCAATGCTTCATCGGGATTCCGGTCGCTATTGCCAACTCGATTAGGAGCCGGTTTAGGCTTCCGGCTGGGTAACTTTTGGGTCGTCTGGATCTCCGATTATCAGCTCATCGACCGTTAGTTCCCAGATGTCGTAAGCCTTAGTCGGCTTGCCGGCTGCGGCTCTGACATAAGCGGCGTGGGCTAAGAATAAGAAGTCGGTCTGCTGGTATTCCTTAATGTCGGTCATTTTATAGAGCGACTTACCAGTTTTCCGTTCCCACTTAGCCCATTCAGGCAGACCCGCTGTGTAGGTCTCGACTTCGCCGTTCGTGTATTTAATTGTTAGGTTTAACTTCATCTCCCGATGCTCCGATCTCTTAGCTGAAGGTCTCCGTAGGTGTTCCCACTACTGTCATCGTCCAAGTGTCGGTAAGCGCTCCTGGAGCAGCTCCACCGGCAGATGGGAAGATTGGTAGGACATTAAACGCAAAAACCGCTCCGGTAGCAGCTGTGAAAGATACTGCCAAAGTGGTGTTTGGTGCTGACTCGGCATCTGACCACATCGCCTCAAATAGCGATCCGGCTACGCCCCAGTCTTGTAGTAGTTCAATTGTGAATGTCCATTGCTTATCAACGGACTTGTATGCGCGGCCATCAAGAGTCTGATAGGTCTCAATGACGGTGTCGCAGGATAGCGTTGCGGATGTCACCTGAGCATCGTAAGCAGTAGAGTCTAAGGTGAAGGTGACATCGCGGCCAGTTATTACATTTGTAGGCATTGATTCTCCTTATGCGGTTTGCTCGTAGCGGACGCTCAAGCGAATATCGGAAACGAGCAGGTTTGTCGTTCCCACTTGAGTGATCGTAGGTCTTTCGACTGTCGATAACTCGTACTTGGACGCTGATAGCGCGCCAAGAATACTGATGACCAGTTTCTCGAGATTATCGAGTGAGGCTGGATTTGATAGATACGCGACTGCGGCGGTAATTGTGTAGTTAAGTTTTACGCGGACATTTGCGCGGCCAATGGACTCCAATTCCATATACGGCGAATCAGGAATGACCATAACCGCTGGGACAATTGGCGCTTCTGGAACGACATCGTAGACATTAGCGGTGACACCGGCTAAAGCTGTTT